CATAAAATAATCTTCATCATTTTTAGTGATCATAAAGTAACTAGATGGTTTAATTGCTCGGGCTTCAACAATTAAAGGAGTGTCAGCAGTCCCACTATTTACAACTGAAACTTGGTCTGAAATCGCGGTGTTTTTGTTTCCAGTTACCGAGTATTTATAAGGATCTGTTAACACTACTTTTATAGTGAACTTCACTGAACCTCTTGGGTTTTTCGGTAATTTTAATGGACCATCAAAATATGCAAACCAATACCAGTTTTGAGATTTGAATTTAAGTTTTTTAGGTGTTAAATCTTTAATATTGAAGAACTTGACCAATGCTTCTAATATATCATCGTGTGTTTTTTCTCCACCTGGTGACAATTTTTCGTTTCGAATAATTAATGGTAAATCAAATTCGATATCATTTAAATAACGATTCTTAACAATAGATCCCGCTCTACCTTTTACGTTTTCTTTTTCAGTAACAAAATTAAAAGAGGGTATCTCGAACCCTCTTTGCACAACCAGCCATCCAATTGTTTTATTGTCTATTTGAATTGTATCTTGCATTAGATTATCGTGCCTCCTCTTCTAAATCTAACTCTTGTAGATTCGTGACGCTCTCGTTTATCGATAGAATTATTTACCTCATCTTCAAACACATACTTATTAATAACTGGTTCGTAATCCTTATCTGCAATAACTTGATTAGACTCAACCAAACTAACCAAACAATTAATAACCGCATCTAGTTTATTCTCCAATGTATGAATATAGTTTGTATCACTATTACTTATACTTGGATTTGGTAAGTTGTTTGGTCGCTTATTTTTAGAGCGGTTATCAATATCGTTAGCAGCTAAAGCTAATAATTTGTGTGCTTCGTTCGCTCTACTTGGATCAGTAGGTATTATCCACTCTGGATATCCTTCTTCCCCTAAGTGATACAATCCGTTATAGACTTTGCCACCAGTAGCATATGCGTAATCACCAGCGCGTTTGAACGCAGCTCTCCATGAGCCTGTTCTTGGTACCCATTTACCCACAATATATCTCATAGCCGATATAGCTTGATGAGTTGGGTTGAGAGGATTATTGTAACCCGACTTTGCGTACGCTCTAAATGAAGGATCTATCATTTGGAACATACCTCTTGAAGGTATACCAGCTCTTGCGTTGCTATCCCAATTATTGACTGCATTAGCTGTATAATTGGATTCACGACTCGCAACACGCATCATCTCGTTAGTAATCCAACTCGCCTTATACCTTCCTCCTAAAATATTTTGAGCAGCCTTAATAGCTCGTCTAGCATTAGCTGCACCATTACCACCGGGTGTACTTTTGCCGCCCCCATTATTCTTTCTTAACCACGGTAACGGGTCTCTATGTCTTCCATTCCAACGCATCTCATAATGTAAGTGAGGTCCTGTACTAAACCCCGTATTCCCCGATATACCAACAGTCTGTCCGACCCTAACTTGTTGACCAGTTTTAACTTTATATTTAGATAAATGTGCATAAATAACTTCTAAGGCGCCCTTTACAATTTTCACCCATTTTCCATAACCACCATTATGAAAAGGCATAACTTGTGCTCTACCATTAATGGTTGATGGAACAGGTTCGTAAATGTAATCAAAATCCAGACCTTCATGGAATGGGCGTCCGGTTTCTCGTGTATAAGCAGCAGTGTGACCGTATAAGTAACGTAATTTACTCATATCTAATACACCGCCATCACCCGACTCTGCGAAAGCATCCTCAAGCCACTTGATTGCACTTTTCTTAATCTTAGACCATGCAGCTTTTGTTATATCGCCAGCAATACCCATACCTTTAGTTAGAGAACTGAAATCAACTCCAAACGCTTGAAGTACATAATTTAAAAGTTTGCCTGGATTATCGATAAAGTCCATGACATCACCAACTTTATCGCCAAGCCACTTTGTACCTTTACCTATTTGATCTTTTGTCCAGTTAAATGCCGATGATGCACCGGATTTAATATCTTTCCACATAGTACCTATGCTAAATCTTGGAAGCGTTCCATTTAACATTGAATAAGTTTGTGCGCCGTTATATACTATTGAACCTTTAGGTAAGTACGCTGTCGTATCTGTATTAGGCGTAAGTACCCGTTTGCCATTAGGGAATTCAATCATTTCATTTCTGAAACCATTCGGACCATTTCCACGTCCTTTATCCCCAACCGTAGCGAACGTATCCCGCGCAATCTTACCGTTCTTAACTAATCTTGTAGTAGTATGCGTATGTTCAGTACCAGTGTGTAACTTCGGTATTTTGTCCATACCCAACTTACCACCGACCCAGTTTAAACCTTCAATTAATTTATTAAGACCTCTTTTAACAGCGTCTACCATACCACCGATATGATCTTTAATTTTACCAATGATAGATTTTAAACCGTCACGCATGCTTCCAAAGATGTTACGCACTCTATCCCATAAGCGACCAGCTATACCTACAGTGTTATCTTTAATAGAGTTCCAGATGTTTGACATCCAATTTCTTAATTTAGTAAATATATCTTTCGTCGCATTCCATAAACTTGTGAATTTAGACCTTACACCCGTAAATAACGAATGAGCCTTGCCGACGGTATTGCTTTTGATATTATTCCACGTACTAGATAACCAGTTTTTCATATTAGTGAAAATAGATTTAACACTATTGAATAAGAAACCAAAAATACTTTTTGTTGCATTCCAAATTGCCGATAATGATTTCTTGAAAACGCCTATTATAGCAACCCATATAATAGTTATTAAACCTTTAAGTAATCCACCAAAGTATCTCACTACACCTAGAATTTTACCTACAAACCACAGTTGTATTAAATTCCAAATTAACTGCACAGTACCTTTCAGTATCATTACAATGCCGTCCCAAACGCCTCGCCAGTTTCCTGTGAAAAGACTAGAGAACACTTTGATAATACCCAAAATAATATTAATAGCCCCTTGTATTACACCTTTGATATTTTCCCAAGTGCTGACAATCAAAGCTTTAACCGCCGGCCAAATAAATTGCATCACTTGCCAAATCGCAAACATGATTGGTTTAATAATAAAGTTAAAAATAAATTCAAAGGTTGCTTTAATGAAACCAGCTATATTTTGCAAAGCTTGTGTTATTTCTGAGCCGTTCTCTTTCCAGAAAGAGGCTAATTGAGCGCCTATCTCTTTGGCGAAACCAACGATTTCATCAACTACTTTAAAGAAAGTTGTTCTAATCGTATTAACTACATTTTGTATTCCTGCTACAGTTTCGGGTGGAAATATCTTCTCTAGGGTAACCGCGCCTTTACTATCACCTTTGAATAAATCAAAGAAACCTTGTAACGCTAGTTTAGCTGCTTTAAATGCGTTTGCTACACCAGAGATTGCCTGATTTACAATATTTCTAAAAGTTTCTGAACGTTTATAAGCTTGATAGAAAGCTATGCCAATACCAACTAATGCACCTACAATTAATGTTATAGGTAACGTTAAACTGGATATCGACATACCTAAAATCGGAAATAGTTTAACAAGTGATGCGATTTTAGTTCTTAAAAACGCGAATATACCACCAGCTTTATTAACGTTTATTAACAAGGGTCCTAAAACTGTCATTGCATTCCCCATCACGCTGATAAATAAACCGAACATAAAAACTAAAGGACCTAAAACTGCTGCAAATAATCCAAACCCAACAATAGCTAATTGGATTGATGTTGGTAATTTAGTAACCCATGTCACTACTTTGCTAAAAGCACTTACTATAATCTGTAGTGCTGGTTCTATTCTGTCATAAATCGTTAAGGCTAGTTCTTCTAATTGCGACCTTAAAGTTCTTAATTTCCCACCTAAACCAGACTCCATTGTCTCAGCCATCCTTTTAGATGCGCCGCTAGATGAGTCTATAGATTTGGTTAACTTTTGATAGTCTTCATCAGAAGCATTTATAATCGCTAATGCTCCCGACATCGCTTCTTTACCAAATATTGTAGCGGCAGAACTAGCTTGTTGGTCTTTTGAAAGATGTTTGAATTTCTCCCTCAGTTGATCTAAGAGCTTTCGCATAGGAATCATTTCGCCGTTACTGTCTGTAATAGATATTCCTAAACGCTCCATTTCATTCCCCATAGCTCTAGTCGGACTTGAAAGGTTGGTAAACATTGTTCGTAAAGCTGTACCTGCTTTCTCACCTTTGATACCAGCATTACTCATTAAACCTATCGCAATAGATGTATCTTCAATCGTGTAACCTAACGCACCTGCTACAGGAGCAACATATTTAAAAGCTTCTCCGAGCCCTCTAACATCCGTATTTGCTTTTGAGCTAGTTTGTGCTAAAACATCTGCGAAATGACCACTATCTTTTGCTTTTAAACCAAATGCAGTAAGTCCGTCAGTGACAATATCACTAACTGCGCCTAAATCTTCGCCTGATGCTGCCGCTAAATCCATAACACCACTTAAACCTTCCATCATTTGCTTAGAATCCCAACCAGCAAGTGCCATGTAATTCAATGCTTCAGCAGAATCTGATGCGCTAAATTTTGTAGTCGCTCCCATTTCTCGCGCTTTTTTCTTTAAAGCCTCAAACTCTTCGCCTGTAGCACCTGAAGTTGCTTTAACTTTTCTCATACTGTCATCAAATTCAATACCTTTTTTAGCAGCAACAGCAAACCCAGCAACAACCGGTGCGGTTACATACATAGTCATGTTACGGCCTACATTTTTCATACTGTTACCAATTTCTTGAAGTTTAGGACCAAAATTATTAAAGTTATTTCCGAGTTTACCCATCGCACTGTTTAACGCTTTTTGTTCTCTTTGCATGTCTTTTAATTCTTGTGTGGCTTGGTTTAACTCTCGTTCATATTGGTTTAATTTAGCGTAAGCTTCATTGTATTTAGCAGCCGCAGCTTGTGTCTTTGCACTGTTTTCACCAGTTTCTTTACTAAGTTTGTCATAACTATCTTTCAGCTCTTTAGTAATCTGGGCTTGAACTTTTTGTTTTTTACTCAAACCTTCGACTTTTATCTTCGACTTTTCTAATGAATTATCATATCTAGAAAATTGTGATAAATTAGCCGAAAGCTCACGCGAAACCATTTTCATTTACCTATTTAAACCTGTCACACCTCTATTGAATCCAGAACCATCTAAATCAACCTTTATAACCATATTACCTATAGGATTAGGCATTTAAAAACCTCCTTTCTTCCAAGATGTAAATAAAAAATCAACCTTTAAAGGCTGATTAAAAAATATCTTTAAAACTTTTCGCAGTTCGCTTTGTTTCAATCTTCGATTCGACAATGTCTAAAAAGAAGTGTATCGGCATATTTGCCACTTTTTCTGCATCCATACCATTTTCTATCAAATCTTTAGCTATTTTCCTGTAATTGTTATAGACAGCTTCAGGTGTTAAATCTTCTTTTCTTACTTCTGATTCTCTGTCACGAACCTTTTTGTATCACTAGGTTCCCCGCCTGTGATACGTCCAATTAACTGTCCAATCTTTTCAATACCTTCTTGACCATTTGGCAATCCTTTTTGAAGTTCTATACTAGTGAATTGATTGTCAAAAGCTTCAACAATGAAATCCAAAACTTCTTCTAGCACTTCCATTTGTAAAGCCATGTTGTCTTCGATTTCTTCTTGTTTATTTTTGTATTCTTCTTGTTCTGCCACGCTTAAGTTATTAAATTCTTCTTCTGTTAACTCTTTAAAATCAGAACCCTTAAACGCTTTGTTAAGTTTTAAACCTAATTTTGAACCTTGAATTGTTTCAAACAAAGTAATAATTGGTTTTGCTAAATATTTTTGATATTGAGGCTTTCCTGTTTTTGTAAATCCTGTAATTAATTCAATTGATGTACGTTCCATTATTAATTTCCTACTTTCTTTTTTAGTTTGGCCAAAATAAAAAGAGGGCGTTAAGCCCTCACGTTTACATTTCTAAATTAGATTGTACTGTAACTTGCACTGTGTCGGTCTTCTTGCCTGAAGTCGCAGTAACGGTTGCGCTACCTTCCGCTAAACCTTTAACAAGCCCTGATGACGAAACGCTAGCATACGTTTGTCCTTCAGTTACTGCATAAGTCACTTTCTGTCCAGATGGTTCAGTTGTAGCTGAAAGTTGTTTTGTTTCATCAACTTTTACCGTAACTTGTTCATCGCTTATGTTTACAGATTTTACTTCAACTTTTTCAGTTTTTTTCATTTCTTTTTCTACAGATTCTGTAGTTTGTTCACCACGACTAGACATGAATTCATCATAAGTTTTACCAAATGTCTCCATGAATACATAGTCACGACCTGTAGTGCTTCCTTTTGCATCATAACCAGTGACATGTGAACTTTCATCAAACAAACGATCAATAAAGTTACCTTCTACATCGTCATTTTGGAATTCAACCTTATCTTGTTTTGTTTGACCTTTGATGCTTGAACGTGTGAATTTACCTTTGAATAGACCAACCCATTCAGAAGACTCATCATGATTACGTCTTTCGAACACAATTGCTACATCTGGTGGAATATCCTTAGCTCCATATTTATAACCGCCTGTACCTTTTTTAGCACCATTCAAGAATGCTTTATCGTCAGCAGGAACAGTAACAAATGTTGTTTTAACACTCAATTTACCATTAGATACAGCAGTTGCAGCAACCATATCATCTCCGTAATCTTCTTCAGTATCTTGTGGTCTATCTACTTCAATCTCTTTTAAAAATCGAATTCGTGTCCCAGCGCCTGTTTCCCATTCTTTTTCAGTATCTTTTAAAATCGGCGCATAATAAAAATTAGATACACCAATCGCAATACCTGAAACGCCAGTATCCGCAAAGTGTTGTAAGTTTAATTTTAAAAATCTTGGTGCTTGTTTCAATTTTTCAATCATTTAATTTTCCTCCAATTTCATTGATAAAATCGAGCCTTTTGCTCTTATAATATGTCTGAATGACATGACGTCACTTTCGTATAACGGTTCTCTATAGTAACTTTGAAAATTCGCTTTCTTTAGCGACTCTACTATTTTTTCAGCCTGTTCATTCGGTTCATCCTCAGACCACCAAATATCAATTTGATAATTATACTCCCTAGTAAATTCACTATCATCAGCGTATTCATCAGGGTTAAATGGTAGTGGGTATATCCGCACAATTGGCTTATTGGTTTTTTCGTGAAAATGGTCATCTACTGTATAGTTAAATACATGTGATTCTTCTGTAACATTTTCTTTAATAATTGTATTTCTAATCAAATTAGTAATGTTAATCATTTTTGCAACCTCTTTGCAGTAGCAATCATTGTTTTTAAAACTTTATCTTTACCCTGTTTCTCAGTTTTGGTTATGAATAGTTGCGGACTTTGGTACATCGTTCCGAACTCTGTTGCATGAATACGATGAGAAACACCTTTTGTATAACCTACTGTAACTATTTTCTCGCTTGAGTCTCTATCTGTTTTCACATTAGAGACACCTATATGTTCGCGAGCGTGTTTTTTGGTGTCAGCGAAAGGTGTATTACTTTTTAAAAGTGGGACTAATGACATAGCCCCAGCTTTAATAATCGCATTGCCGTTCAGATTCATTTTTAAAACTGCATTCTTTAAACCCTGTTCAATGGTGTTTTCCTCAATTTTAGCTCCCACTATATAACCACCTCACCATACACACGTAGATAAGATTTATCTTGATAATCCGATTTAACATACTTAATGTTATATCTTTGGCTTTCGTGCGTAATGTAATGTTTGTTTGAGGGTTTATAATCGCCTCTAGGATCTCTGATAATAATAGTTTTTATAAATTTACTACCTGTATTCAAGTTGGTCTGTGTATCAGATTCTTTAGCTTCTCGTATACATGCATAACATGAATATAAAACTTTCGACTTTGGTTTTGCTGGATTACCATTTACTCGTTCGCTGATATCTTGGCAAAAATCGACACGCTCAGTTAATTTGTTTGAATTAAATTTCATCTTCTTCACTCTCCAAATATCGTTCAAATGAATCTCTCAACTTATGAACAGTACTTAAAACCATATGAGGTGCAAGTGATAAATTTCTATCCTGATAAGCGATACGATTTTCAAAATAATAATTAGCCAAAGGGTATACAGCACGAGTAAAAAGAGGGTTACTTTTAAACCAGTCTTCGTATTCAATATAATCATCTGTAACAGCACTGACTATTTCATAAAAAGCCCAACTATAATAGGTTTCTAGTAATTTATCTTCAGAGTTATGATCTATTTTGCAATGCATTTTTAGTAACTTTAGTTCAGTGGTTGTCAATTGCATCAAATCACCTATTCTTCTTTGACACGTTCTAGTATTACACCGTGTTCTTTCAGCTTTTTGTTGACATAATCAGCACGCTTTACTGTCATTTCAACATGTTTACCGCTTTCCAGATATTCCCCTTTTTCTAAGTCAGTATAAGATTTCTTTACTTTGAACATCGCCATAAGCTTTCACCTCTTTATATATTTTTTAATAGGTACTTACGCTTCTAAACTAACGTCTCCAACATTTTTCGTATCTTCATAATTAATAACAATTGCAGATTTTTCATCTAAGATACGGCAATCTTGACGTACAGCTACCATTAAACATTCACCGAAATGCATGTAATCTGTCCAGCCAGCTTGATATTGTGAACGGTCAAACAATACAATTGCATCTTTTAGATTACCGAAAATCAATGTCTCGTTTGCTTTTTCTCCTAACATTTCATCTGGTAAGATTTCAACTTTAGCACCTAGTAAACGTTGTTGCGTTTTTTCTTTAACATCTGGTTGAATTAAGTAATTTCCGTTTTTGTCTTTCATCTTATCTAACTTAGCAAACATTGTTTGAGATACAATAGCAATATTGTGCTCGTAATTTGGTTTGATGTTAAGGTTAACAGCATCTTTCAACCCGTCGATACCTTTTGCAGCAACTTTTTCTAATTTTAATTGCTTGCCACCTTCTCCTTGAGAACCATTTTTCAACACATCAATAATTGCTTGATTACGCGTTGCAGCAATTGTGCGCGCCATCCATAATTTCAATTCTTGTAGTACATTAACTTTGCTATCTTCAATAGATTCACGTGAAATACGGAAGTAACCACGATGCGTTTTAATGTCATAAACCAATTGATAAAACGGTTTAACCGCTAATTCTGGGTTTTCAGCTAATTCTTCAACTTCAGGAAGTGCAGCAACAGATGATTGACGTACAACTGGATACTTACCTGAACCGCTAGGTGCTTTTTTAACTGTGACATACTTATCTAAATTAAATTCGACTTCTTTTAACGTAAGGATATCTGTCACAATCTCTTCCGGAATTAATACGAAACCAGAATCCGTTTTCAAAGAACCGCCTTTAATAGTATTTTCATCACGAGTTTCAAGGTATTCTGAAAAGTCTCTAACTTCTTGTGATGTTACTTTTGTATTTTGAATCGAAATACCTAATTCGTTTATATTCGCTTGTTGTTGATAAGAACGCGCTTCGTTTACAACAACTGGTTGTGGGTCATCCTCTGAACCCCCGTCTTTTTCTTTTAATTTATCTAATTCTTCTTGCTTTTCTTGAATTTGAGAACGTAAATCAGTAATTTCTTGTTCTAATTCTTCTGCTCTTTCTAACTCATCGTTATTAAGCGCTCGCGTTGCATACTTAACTTTCAAATCAATTTGTCTTTTGATGTCTGAAATCTCAGATCGTAACTCTTCTTTTGTTTTCATTTAATTTCCTCCTAAAATTGGCATAAAAAATAGACATCGCTATATTCAGCATGTCCAATGGTTGTATTTGATAATGGTGTTCAACTTCACCAAATCTTATTTAATATTGAATGTTTCTTTAGTCTTAATTCTAATTCTTTTTTACGTTGCTCTTTTTTAATACTTTCAATACTACGTAATGCAGGTTTAACATCCGTATCTTTATACGCTGGATAAGTTACTACAGAGACATCTGTAAGTTTACGAATTGCTGTCAAAGTGCGTTTGTAGATGTTTTCTTGTTCATCAAAACGCATTTCATCGCCTTTGTCGTCAAGCATGAAACCAAACGAACATTGATTAATGTTACCTACGCGCATGTTCTCGTATAAATCACGCGCAAATGTTGTATTTGGCAACTTACAACGATATTTAAGTCCGACATCGTCAGTTTCGAGTTGCAAAGTACCTGACTTTGTCCTACCGATTATTTGCGACGGGATATGATCTACTAAACAACGTACATCAGATAAATCAGTGTTTTCTAAAGCGCGACGCGAAATCGTTTCTTTAAAGCCACCAAGATTTTCAGACCAAGTGTCGAACTTTAAGGCATATCCCTCGATGACCATTTCATTATCATCGTTTGAACGTACTTCAATAATGTTACCAACTCTCGTTTCCTTACTCATTTTCCTCACCTCCTCTTTAGAAGAATGTTGCTCAAAATAATCATGTATGCGTTGTTTGAATATTTCTTTATTAGGCCTGCTGTCATCTTTTTCAAGGCGATTCAAACATTCCTCTTCCGTCGCTTCAACCTCTTCAATATCATAGTCACAATTTTCAAGTTGACGATTTAACGAGTCAGTCATATTGCACGTCAAAAGGTAAAAATTTTCAAAATCTTTATTTGTTTGAGAATCATTTATAAATATTTTTCTGAAACCAGCGATTATATGTTTAGCATTTTCATTATGATCATGAATATCTAAATGAGTAATAGCACGTTGCACCAAATCCCAATCAAACACTACATCCTTGTCTGATAATCTCTTTTGAACCATTGTTGATTTGCCAGCACAAGGCGGACCTTTGATCACAATTAATTTAGCCATTTTCATCATCACCTTTCAGCTTATTATCAATGCGTTTTGATTTATTCATTTGATATTCATCCACCAGCGCAATATTCACATGATTCAAATCAACCCTGTGAATACTTCCGTAACCATCTGGAATCGGTGCCAAGCCATCTCTTTGTCTTATTTCATCAATATTCATTTTTCCTGAACCAATATTGATTTTATCGATTTCAGCTTGCGTTTTTTCATCAACCACACGTATTTCAGTGGTGTCAAATTTAAATTCACGGTTCACATCTTCGTGTTCGTTATTAAACTTGAAATTCAATTCCGCACAAACACAAGTGATATAAGGTTTTAACGTTGAGAGATAATCAAGGTTTGCGTCAGTGATACTCATATTCGAAGTTTCTATACCGAATTTATGCAAAGGAATGCCAAACACACCTGCTATCTCTCTTGTAGATGATTTATTTTCTCTAATAAGCTTTAAAACTTCTGTATCAACCTCTAATTGGTCAAATGTCATAGATTCATCTAAAACAACGACTTTACCAGCTTGTTTTGTCCCGCTAAAAGCTTTGTGAAACTCCTCTCTTGCTCTATTTCTTGCAGTCTTATTTTCCAGAACGCCTTTCATCTTCAATATACCGCCCGCATGCGTACCGTTACGTAAGAAATTATTGAGGAAATCCTTGCCGTTATTATCAGATTCAATAGTCCTACTTAAAGTATCTAGTAGTGATAAACCGTTTATACCGTCTAAGGAATAAAATTTAACATCTAGCATGTCACTGAATTTAATATTACGTTGAATTCTTCTACCGTTATCATCTACTCTTTGGTGAAAATAATAAGGTTGCCCTCTTCTGTCTGACTTCAATTCAACTTCTGAGGTTTTCCTAAACGTTAAATTTGTTGGTTTACCGATTTTATCGCGAGCAATCTCGACATATCCATGTGAAGTTAATAATGCGCTGGCAAATACAACTAACTTGAAAATATAACCGTTATACATCGGATTAGGACGATTGTTCAATAGGTTTACAATCTTATTGCCATAATCAATTTGTCCATTCGATATTAACCTAATTGGCATACGTGCTAAATCAGATGCAATCATCATAACTGCAGTAAATATATCGCTATGTTTAATAGCTTCTATACCCTCATATTCGCGTAGTTTTGTTCCTTGAAAGCCAGGTAACGTTTGTACCATCATTTGCAAATCTTCTTCGTTGTATTTTAAATCACGCATTTCAGTTTTATAAAAAATACCCAAGATCAATGCCTCCTTTCTTGATTGCTTTCATGGTTTAATATCAATGAAATAACTATTAAAATAATGCCAGTTGCTAGCAATCCCATGTTCTGACTAAAAGTTTTATATATAGAGATATTCACAATACATAATCCTAATAAAAAAAGGATGCTAACTAAATTAGCAACCAATAAATGAAAGACATCAGTTATTTTATTTAAATTCATACTGTCACCACCTTTAAAACCCAAACTCTTCACTTTCGTATATTTTTGTCCAATCTTCTTGGAACTCATGCATTCTTGCTTCAGTAAAAGCAGTTATTATCGAAATAATAGGGTCTATTTTCTGTCTATTAATTTTCTTATTGATTTTTACATTATCCTCTCCATCTCGAATCAAAATAGCGTTATTGACTGCTGTTGTAAGTAATGTATTATCACTATGTTGTATTCTTTTGTCTGCAACCCACATTCTAAATTCTTTGATCGATTGCGATAACGCTTTAAAACTCTGTCCCACTTCAATAAGCGGCCAATCTAAATGCATAGATTCAATGGTTGTAACAAAACTTTGAGCATTCCACGGGTCATAACAGACGGCTTTTACGTTTAAATCATGCGTTTCTATAAAATCAATAATGAATTCTATAACTTGTTTATAATCTATCATTCCGCTTTCTGAGCGAGTTGTTTCTGCTTCGCCTTTTTCAATCACTAAATTATAATTTATTTTATCTCTTTTAATCTTCTGTTCTAAATTAGTTCTTAAACCTATAAAAGAATGACTATCTAAAAACACACTTTTATTATCGGTAGGGAAAATAAAACCTACAGAGGTTAAGTCGTCCAGCCTTGATAAATCGACTCCTATATAAACATCTTTACCTTTGATATCAGGTGTATTTGTTACTGCTTGTTCCCAATCTGTTATGTCAAGAAGACTATCTTCTCTTTGTGCTTGCCACAGATTAAAATTTTTAATTAATATTTTGTGATACGACGTACCTTTTTCTAATTCATCTTGTATATCAGACTTAATATTTTGTAGAATTGTTTTTCTATGCTCTTTCGATTCCAAAAGTGGCATGGCTTTTATCCACTTCGCTTCATCTTGAACCTCGTCTTGCGAATCCATTTCAGCACAATATACAAAATAATTATCAGCTTTAACTTTACCTTCTAAAATACGTCTAATATATTTGTACTCTTGATACATTTGACTGTTCAAATTATCCCCAGCTGTTGAAACAAGCAATGTCAAAGGGTTCTTTTGCAATGTCATACCCGTTTTAAACCTTGAATACATTTCATCGTCTGGCATACTTGCTAATTCATCTAAAATAGCAACTGTAGGGTCTTTACCATCAACCGCATCTGGGTTATTGGACAGAGGCGCAAACACCGAACTACTTAATACATCTTCAATGTCCGTCTTTCTTACGTCTGTTTTTTCACGGATAAGCTTACTTTTACTACGCATTAGGTTTACTTGTTGACTTGCCATCTTGAATATTGTTTGTGCTTGTTTATAAGTTGATGAAGCTACATAAATCTGTCTGTTGAACTTAGGGTATTGTCCGAAAAGTAATTCGTTTACAGACATACCAGATACAATCAAAGATTTACCTTGTTTTCTAGCCATACTTATGTAAGCTTTAGTAAACATCCTGTACTGACCTCTACGCCAGCCGTACAAACTACCAACAATAAACTTTTGAAATTCCATCAGTGGCATAGGTTCGTTTGTTTTGGGATCTGGTAGCATTTCGACAAATTCAATCGCTTTATTAGCCAAACGATTGTCCCAATAACAACCATTCGGCGGATTCTTTATAAAAGAAAGGTGACGTTTACACACTTGTATGTTTTTCTTACTTGCTAATATTTCACCTGAAACCACCTTTTTTGCATATTGAGTAACATAATCTATCATTAGTCATCACTCGCAAATTTCATATACGGGTCATCGTCTTCTTTTTCTTCAGGAACCATAATACGCAATCGACTATCGATAGTTAAACCTAAAGTATTAGCTGTTTGTTGCATTCGAATACCCGCTTTTTCTTTAACGTTGAACGCTGGATTGACCTTTTTGTTTCCTCTGTCGTCTTCTAACATCAAGTCTTCACGTTCTAAAATTAAACTTGCTTTAACAAAATCGCTATAAAAGCTACAATATTGTGCTAATTGCGCTTTATCTAGGTTTGAAATTGGCAATTCTTGCATGTGCGGTACAATTCTTAGGTATTCTTGTTTCGCTACTTCATCTAAAAAGTGTGGTGGTTCAGTATCAATTTTAGAAAATTTATTTAATTGAGCTTCTTGACGCTCTTTTTCAATAATTTCTTCTTTTGTATAATTCTTATTCGAATTTGACAAAAGCTTCTTCGGTCTACCCGCCATAAATTAGCACCTCCTATTAAAAAACTTAAATAAAGGGAATTCTTCGTTAGTATATATGGGCATCGTTTCGCGAGGCTATTATTACCACCCCCGTTATTTGATGCGGGGGACTTCCCTTCGTTCCTTTTTCGTCTTTTTGTTGTGACATTCAAAGCACAAAGGCTGCAAGTTTTCCTTTTCCAACCGTTTTGACCAATCAACTTTTGTTGGAATAATATGGTCAACCATTTGCGCTTGTCGTCCACACAATCTACAAATATAATCATTTTCCATCAGTACGATTCCACGCAATCTCTTCCATTGACTTGAGTTATAAAATCTTACATACTCTGGATCGTTTCTACGTCTCACATCATTGTAATTATCATTTACATATCGTTTGTGTTTATCACAATAACTTTCATTATGATTAATCAATGTGTTACATGTTGGATGACTACATCGTTTCATGATAGACAATGTACATCACTCCTTGTTCACTTTCTTAACATCTTGCATATTCACCTGTCTATCGTCTTCATCATTGCTAATTAATAACAAGTTTCCTATTACTCCATCGACATAATACTCACTACCATGTAACAATACTTTGTTGCCTTGCTTTATACCATTGTCCACATCGATAGATTGATTAGGTTTGTTCATCATAATAGCGTTAACACTATGACCAGCTATCGCATCTAAGTTAATACCTAGCACGTTAGCTAGGTTAGCTATATTCCATAACGATTCGCTAAGTTCGTTTATCATAATTCCTTTATCTATCGGCACATTACAAAACATATGTTGTTTAATTAGATCTGTGACATTACCTGTAGATTGAGATAATCCTAGACCGTAACAAGTAATAGATTCATTTAAATTCAATTCATCATTGTGTGTACGTGTAGCTATCTCTTGATACTTTGATATCTCCATTCTCCACCTCTTGTTTATAAAAATAAAAACCCTCACTTAATGTGAGAGTTCAAAATAAATATAAATGTTTTGCTACACAGCAATTATAATAAAAAACAATATGTAGCATCAAAATTAGTCCGAACTGTACGATGTGTCCGAACTGTACGATGTGTCCGAACTGTACGATGTGTCCGAACTGTACGATGTGTCCGAACTGTCGGTTTCTTGTTGCAAGTTATAAAGTATATTTACTATATCTTTTACTCTAGAATAAAAATTGTCTCTGCCTATATCAAGAATGCTCATGATCCTATTATGGCTTTCTCGTTGTTTTAACATTTGTAAAATATGATAATCTTTTTCATTCGTGATGTATTCTTCATATTCATCAATGAACGCTATCTTCTTAATCAAGTAATCGTACTTTCTAAGCGCTTTGTTTTTGTTTATAACTTTCACTAACACTTTATTGCTAGTCGTGCCTTTAGCTTTTGGCATCGCAGATTGATAACCATATTGTGCAATTGATGTACTTTCGTTATCGTAGACTTTACTGTCTATTATGTTCTTCATCCACTTGTAGTTATCTATCATTTCACGTATTTCTTTCCTGTTATACATGCAATACCTCCGATAATATAAATTACTTTTTAATATCGTTATTTATTCGCTTCAATTCAATCCTGTATTCTTCTAACCCGTTGTATCCCTTAGTTTTAACTACTTCATCAAGTAGATAATCATTCATATATCTGAGTGCTTGTATCTCTCTTGCACGATCACTATTAATACTGATACAAACTAATAGCAATATAGCAAATACAATAGTCATAGTAATCCACATCACTCACTTACCTCCGCCCTCATCAAATCACACTGATCGCTTAACTTTGCAAAGTCACTCGGCGCCTCTGCATCATCATTAGCCGTCATCATAATATATACTTGTTCAGTTACATACTTACCTAGCTCATACATCGCTAGTAAGAATAATAATCTTAGTATTTGTTTAATCATTTCCCACACTCCCTTATATTTTCAAACAACTGACTCGCTTTAATAATTGCATCCCTTTTAACTTGTGCCTCATACTTCTCTTTTGCTTCTTCTTTATTCTCTGCCTCAACAACTGTAAACGTCTGATTATCTCTAGCCACAGTAATATGTTCATGTGGTAGTCCTGTTGAATCTTTGAATGTTATGACTAAGTATTGTGTCATTCCTCATAGCTCCCTTGAACTTGTTTGAGCTTACTCATAAAAAGCATTACTAAAAATGCTATTAAGATATGCGTCTTTTGATGTTTATCAGCAAATGTAGATATCATAAAGATAGTAGCAAGCATCAACATTTCATATATGTTTGTGTGTATAGTCTTTTTACTCTTAAGAAAAATAATAGCTATGCGATAAAAGAGATAAACACCAAACCCTATTAAAAATATTTCTAACATGTCGCTCACTTCTCATCACTCCTTTGAATGATTCTAAGTTTTTCTACGAATAAAAGTATTAGTACAACACTCAATGTAGCCAACATATTTTTTTGCTTTGCAAAATCTACTATAATGATTAAGACTAATAACATTCCAATTCTGCATGTAAATAAATCTAATTCTTTGTACGAAACCATATATTTGTTGAGTAAATTGTTAAATATAACTATGAATACAAATATTAGAACTAATGTAATGATGTAATTCACTTCCCCAAAACCTCCTTGACTCGATCTAAGATGTCTTTACACTCCGCTACTTCCGAAGCCTTTTGCTCCACGTTCTGAAACACTCTCGAATTCCTCCACTTGCTTTAGTTCAGGTGTCCATATAGGCACAATAACCAATTGAGCTAGTTTGTCGCCTTTGTTTATGACATAACTACCATTCATACATAAAATTTTATCTGTTACAGGTAGTCGGGCATACTTTCCATCTATCCCAGCAGGACTCCGACCAAAGTTACTCATATCCTCACTCTCTAACGTTTCATTATCATTCTTGATATTAATCCCTAAATTACCATGATATCCCGCGTCTATTTTGCCTGTTTCAATCACTAAATGCGTTTTACTGCTTACACCACTACGGCTAGTTAATAGCCCGACATAGCCCTCTGGAATGCTTACAGCTACATCTGTTTTAATCACTGCCTTTTCTTGTGGCTCAAGTAGGACAGTTTCAGCTGAGAATATGTCATAACCTGCATCCGTCTTATGATTTCGTTCGGGCATTCTAGCATTTTCTGATAATAGTTTTACTTGTAATGTGTTATTCATTTTCCTGCTCCTCCTCATATTTATAGACCACTTGACCTGCCATAATCCCTACTGCTTCATCAAGTTCAACACCTTCTTCAAGTGAATGTTGCATGGCGTTAGGTAAACCCTCAAGTATTTCATCAAACGCTTGTGCTTTCTTATACACGTCCTCAATCTCTTTTAGTAACCCCTCTGTGTCATTGCCGTTATACGCACTAGCACTGATCACTGATTGTTCTATTTGTTCACGGTTATTCATTAGTGTCTTCCTCCACAAAAATTTTATTGTTTAATTCCATTCCAAATTTAACTCTTTCATCATCGTTGCCGAATTCGTTTATTAAATCTTTTTCAACACTCTTGCAATACCTATCCCATGCGCTCGCTTTCTTCTCCAGTTCTTTGTTACAATCTCGTAACTTCGCTATATCCCCAATAAGCTCATCTCGTTGCTTCTTGTACTCTTCACGATCTTTTAATGCTTTGTGAAGTTTATCTAATAACTTGTTAAAGTTAGTACAAAGATTTTTATATTGTTCATCTGATAAGGTGAACGTCATCTCATAACCTCCAATAGCATCTCATTTTCAAAAATATTTCCAACAATTTCAATAATATCGTCATTTTCACTTAGTAATTCAGTTACATTGCTAAAAGTTATATAAAAGGCTCCTTCTTTAAACTCGATAAAACTTACTTCTCTCGAATAACAATCTTGAACAATATCCCCTTCATAAATCTCCACACCGTGCACATCTTTAAATCCTGTGTATTGTAATAGTTTTACTTCATTGAAACTTTTATAACCTGTTGAAATCAAAATGTACCCACTATTAAAATCGATTTCGTCAATAATACTCATAACTTTTTTATCTTTATCCCAAGCTTTAAATTTCAACATCATTCTACCAACTCCCCATCTTTCCAAATCAATGTCATCGTCATGTCATCGTTTAAGATATAGAATGCTTTGGTAGGGAAAGACGTGTTCTCTAAACGTTCTTTGATACTGGTATTTGTGTGCAGCGCTGACATATAGACTCCTTCTTGAATCTCATATACCTCTAACAACCTATCAAACTTAGTCTCTTCCGTTACTTCTTTTTCAATATCAACTATGAAGGGGATATCAATTGGAATAAAACTTGACGTCGAACACTTATTTGTATTTGGATGAAAACGAACGAATCCATCACTAAATCCTGTTGAAAAAAATATTTTTCCTTGTGATAGATCCGGATTTTCTCGCGCCCATTTAATTAATTCATCTAATCTCATTTCTTTTTTAACTTTGATTTTCATTGTTATATCTCCTCTTGAACAGTAAATTTATCGTTAATTGATACATATCCAGTCACATTACATAAGATGCTATCAACATGAAAAGTCACAAAACAGTTGCGCTCAACATCATTTGAATAGAATCTTTTATTACCTGATAACTTGGGGTTATCCCAAGCCCATTGGATAAGTTCAGGTAAATTCATTTCTTTTTCAATTTTGATTTTCATTGTTTCCGCCCTTTTAAAATAAAGTTAGTTGCTTCTGTTCCTCATATTCCAAATCACTTTGCTTTATATATGTTTCAAGCTCTTCCGCTGTATCAAATGTCTTTTTCACGCCTTGCCAACCTGGTACGATATGCCCATGAAAGTAATAAGTGCCGTTTACTACATGAATATGTGCCACTCGTTCGTTATCCTGATACAGATATCTCTTAGATCCAAAGAATTGATTTAGGTATTCTTTGCGTGCGTTATCTGTCATGATCTACTTCTTAACTTTCACGAATATGTCGTTTTCCATCAGGTAGCACGCATAACGTCCTCTTGGATGTTTCTGTGGTACATTAAACAAATGTGGCTTCTTTCTTCTTAGCTCAGCCTCTTTCTTTTGCTTTCTTTCCAATTTGCGTTCGAGTCTAGCTTGTTTAATTTTTTCCATTTGTTTCATTTCTCTATATTCTTTTAGATGCATGCCATAAGGCGCGTCTAAAGCTTCTGAAAACTCCCAACAACCTCTTACACGTTTAGAAACAATTCCAGCATTTATCCCACGCTTTGCCATTATTTCTTTTTCAAAATTGTTAAATTTATATGGTTTATTATTAATAATTACAACACTGCCCATTTATTCCACCTCTGTATTTATCCTGTGTTAAAATTTTTAAAGCTCATGTTTTTTACTCCGGATGTTATTTATCCTAAAAAGTATTAGTGTGTCTTTTTGGTCGTTTTTCGCCCTATATTCACGAGCACTAATGACCAAAAGCTCTTTTTGCTCTCTCAGATAATTCTTGTCGTCGCTCTTCAGACATTAATTTTCTAAAACCTATTGCGCTTTTAGGTAGTTTCGCCCTAACCAATACCGCAGTCCCAGATTCTAATCGTTCCAATACCTCTACATCATCGCCGTACAACTTTGTCATTCTAGTAATATGTGTCGGTACCGATGAGTAAGCAATCCATTCTTGATTTTCGTAATCATAGTTCAATGTCGTTTCTCGGTCTTCTTTCGAATAACCATCACTTACAGTTTTTGTTTCTTTGGTAATTCTTGCCATTTATTCCACCTCTATATATGCATGTCTTATTGTTATGCTTTCATATTTTAGTAATTCATCCGGATTGTCATCTAATCGCTTTGCCAGCGCATCTTTTTCGTTATCCACATCATCGAAATGCTGATATTCAACTTCTGTAGGTATCCTTATATCAATCGTTGCGTTTATATATGCTTGCTGTTGCATTAGATCACTTCATTTCTCTTTTTCTTTTACGTCTGACTTTCACTAAGTCTTCATATACCATCCACTCTTGACCTGTGTATTTAGGCGCTTTACATATCCACGTTAAATTCACATCTTTATACTGATATCTGAATATCTTCGCTTTGATGTTGGCAACTTCAGTCGCCTTACCTTTAACGTCTATAACTTCAACCAGTTTCCCTTCCTTCCACAAAGAGAAATCGGCTATATACGTAATCGGTCTTTGTTTCCCAAATTTAGGTTGTAGTTCGAATTTCGGTTGTATTTCGATATGATCATAGTTAGTGCCATTCATATTACTTTCTAAATATTGGTAATATTCGCACTCTACTTTGCTATCAAATACAATTCCTTTGTACTCAACTTTCTTAGCATTGTATTTACTCATTGTGCCACCTCTAAATATCAAATATCGTTGCTTGTAATCCTAGCTCTTGCTCATATAAAAGACCGTGAGCGCTTTTAAATCGTTTTAGGTCTCTATCAGCCATGATTTTCTTTTCGTCGCTGAAATGGGCTCCTGTGAGCGAATAAACTTCATTTACGTTGTCTTCATGTTTGATAACCTTAATATCTTCTGTGCCATCTTCTCGGTATAAGTAATATTTTTCTTTCGGCATTTTTAACACTCCTTAATATTCGACGATAGCGGGGCGTGTGTGACGTTCTGCAAGTTTTTGGACAAATAGGTCATATAACTTATTTTCGTCGCCCTGCGCCTCGTCTATGAGTTTCTGAGCGTACATATCTGAACACTCAAGTTTAGTTTTTAAAAATTCTTTGGTTACCATGCGTCTCGCTCCCTGAAATCGTCTCCGATTACTCTTACTTTTCTTGCGTTGTGTTTCATTCTCGAATTGATACGTTGCCAGTTCATATTTTGATTTAGTTCTTTATCACTAAAGTTTGTTGTAAAGATATTGTTTTTACCTACTCTGTTATCAACAATGCTGAAAAGTTTATTTAAAGTGTGTTCTGTGTTTTCTACACCCATATCATCTAGTACAAGTAAATCAATATCACTTAGCAATCTGACTAGCTCGTCTGTAGTCTCTACTGCATTTTTGTTGTATGTCGCTTTGATACGATCCATCAACATTGGTATGTGCATAAAAGCAACCGTATGTCCTTTAGCTTTAACTGCTTTTGCGATAGCGTATGCTAGGTGGCTTTTACCAGTTCCGTATGAACCTTGCAATATTAATGATTTTGGTTCTTTTGTAGAGAAGCCTTGTACGTACTCTATTGCTGTTTGCTTAGCTTGTACTTGTTTTTCATTTTGTGGCTTATAGTTGTTAACTGTTGCATCTCTTAAAGACGGATTAACATTTGATTGATTGAAAATATAATCAAGTTTCTTTTGTTTATTCCTTTTGTATTCCTCATAAGCCAATCTTTGAATTTCACATTCGCAACCGTCTTTGTATTCATATCCATTTTCAAACTTATATAAGTCATATTGATGCCCGCATTTATCGCAATTCTGTCTTAGTATTACTTCGATTGGTTGGTATTTTTTTAAACTTTCGTTTATTTTTTCGTTGAATAACGGTTTCATAACATCCTCCTAATCCCAATAACTTTCGTCGTACTTCATGCGTTCCAATTGATCCGTGCCAGTTGGTTGTATTTTTTGATTGAGGTACCCCTCAAATTTACTGCCAAAAAGTGTTTCTGGTCTAAGGTATTTATCGCTATCCGTGTTTAACCATTCAGCTGTTTTGATATCAATCACCTTTTTAAAATCCTCCAACCTAAAATCTTGATTCCATCTTGCTTTAATAAAATCTTTTGTTTTAGCTGTATTATGTTTAAAATGCTTTCCTGCTTTTTTATTTAAGTATTCGATAATTTCTTTATAGGGAATGGAAGACACCGTCGGGTTGCCCGACAATATACTTCCTTCATTATTAGTATTGTTATTATTAGTTAAATCATTATTAGTACTATTATTATTAGTAGTATGCGATTTACCATTAACGGTTTTTCCATTGTTGGTTTTACCGTTAACGGTTTTTCCAACGTTGGAAAATCGAATGTGGTGCGGTTGCTCATATACTAAGTACTCATAACCATTTAACCTACCACTTTTATCACGTTTTCTACTACGTTGAATGTATCCAATTTCTTCCAGTTCCTTGATTCCACTCTTTAAACCGCTAAGTCCATCAGTTGAATGTTGCTCTAGTTCTGTTTCGTAAATTTGCCAGTTATCAGGTCGACTTAACAAATAAAGTAGAATACCTTTAGCCTTCCAACTTATATTAGAATCATGTATAAAATCTTTGTGTACTGTGACAAAGTTACCTGATTCTTTGTAAACTCTAAATGTTGCCATTTCGTTATCTCCTTTCTGGTATAATTTTGTTATCGCTACTGCGTTAGATTGGGGGTGAATAAAATATGGAAAAACCTTATATGTTAACATATGATTCAAACTCACCCGGACAAAAATATGAGGAATTGAGAAATGTTATAAAAAAGGAAATTTCTAATGGTCATTGCAATTATTGGAAATCTTCATTTTTATTCCGTTCTTCTTTATCAACTTCAGAAATGATAGAAAAGTTGAAACCTTATCTCGATTCTGGAGATAAGCTGTTTGTTACAGAAATAGTCAATAACAAACAAGGGTGGTTAACAAAAGAACAATGGGATTTTATCAACCATAATATTTTTATTTAGGTTCTTTTATTGAATCTTTTGTTATATCAGGAAAACCTTTAGAATCCTCAGGGGTAAATTTTTTAATTTTTTTAGCGCTTCTAATCTCTTCCGCCAAGATGACGATTAGGAGTGCTATTTTTATTATTCTTAGTCTATTCATTCCTTTTTCTCTCCTTTCAGCATTTTATTGAGCCTCTCATCAACTTTTATCCACGAGTCATGCAAGTGATATTTATCATCAAACGACTTAACGCCAATCGCATGTTGCTGGTTATGATGTTCGCGACATAACGCTAATACATGTTTGTCATAGTGATTCATCTTATTTCTGTTCATGCCTCTGCCGACTGTTTCATAATGTGCTAGGTCTGCGTGAGGCTTTCCGCATATAATGCAATGACGCGTAACAGTTGCCCAATAAAGATAATTTTTATCTTCTTTCATCAATTTGCTTGTTTTATAATTTAATGGAATCGCATTTGTAAAAATCCACTCAAACATCGCATCTATAATTTGCTTAGCTATAGTTCGAGAACAATTTGATAAAGATATGCGTTCTTCATAGCCATACAGAAACTTCACATAATCTTGGAACATTTGCCTCATATAATCTCGAGGTTGTCCTGTATGAGCTTCTATATCGTTACACAATGCGAATATCAATTTGCGTTGCTTGCCAGTGATAGAATTTGGATCTACCACTGAGCAATCAACATCAATTGGCTGGTTCAAATCTAATATCTTGATAGCTTGTTCAGGTATCTCTATACCGGTAACAACTACATCATATAAACCATTGTTACTTTGTTGGTATTTGATAATTTGCGCCACTTAATCACACCCTAGAAAGGCAAATCGTCATCAGATATATCAATAGAATTATTAGTATTTTCAAACGGATTATTATTCACATTAGAGTTGTTAGAACTCTCATTGTTATCGTTTTTTTCGTTTTCTTTAATTCCAACTTTTTCATAAACTGCTGTACCTTCAAATTTCCAAAACCTTTTTAAAACCGTATTCCATTTATCTGTATAATCGTTATGTTTTCGTTCTAACTCAATATTGATTGGTTTACCTATTACATCTCGTTCAGTAAAGTTAAATTGACCATTATTGTCATTAATGCCAATTGCCTTCAAGAATGTGTATAACCAGTTTTTGGCGAAGTCGTTTGAAGTATCACCGTTTGCATAGTGAGTGAATTCGCCTTCTTCTTTATGAATAAACGTGATTGCAAATTGTGGATGTCCGTTTTTCGAATTTTTACTTTCGAAGTTTTTGATTTTTACACTGTATGATCCTGGTTGCATATAATTTCCTAATTCTTGTGCGCCTTGTAAATTTAAATTGAAGTTCATAATTAATTACCGTCCTTTTTAGTTTTTTATTAGTTTCCGTTTTGTGCCATATCTATAATTTTTGAAATTGAAGCATTTTTAATACCTGGATTATTGATTGTTATTTGCGGATTATGCCTAACTTTAGTTGTATATAAATTAGAAGGTTCTACAGAAAATACATAGTCGTGTGTCGCGTTTCCGTCCTCATCTGTATGATCTTCTATAAATGTATGTCCTATAATGTCGAACTGAGTTACTAAGTTATTGTGTATTGCCGGTTGTACTTCAATTGATATTCTAGGGTTAATAATTTTTCCGTTCTCATCTTTATCTTCTGAGTTAAGCCCTTCATGTCCTGTAAGTACAACGTGAAATCCGAGCTTATCTTTAACCTTTAATAGGTGCCTAATCGAGTTAACGATTAATTTAGATGTTTCCCCATAATCTTGTATTCTCGCTTTTTTGACTTGATGTGTATTCATTACATGAGTTAGCGTTATATCTCTTAATTTTTGAGCTGTTTCAATTACAACCACATCAAGTAACTTTCCTCTTTGTCTAGCTGTATTTACAATCGATTCAATACTCGCAATTGTGTTTCTAAAAGCAATGTAATTGTCGACTCTCTTCACAAAACCTTGTCGCGTTACTTGAGTACCATCTTCGTGAATATCGATAATAAAAGCGTTGTTTTCTCTAGTGGCTAAAGTCGTCTTTCCGGTTCCTGATTTGCCATATACCATAATTGAATAATAGTTCTGAGTATCTTCGTTAATTTCTTCAATACCTAGTTCTTGTAAAATGTCTTGTTCCTCACTCATCACTTAATCACCAAACTTTCCGTTACCTTTAATTCAGCGCCCGGAATATCTTTGCCAGCTTTCAAATCATCGATTAGTTGCTTAGAATTAAGCTTTGGCGCTTGTGATAGCCAATAATCCTTTGGAATAAGTTTTTCATCGATAATATTTTTACTAGCCCCGTTTTTGCGCTTGTAAATATGATTAGTAGCTGTGCGGTAACTATCTACTTCCTGTGTTTCTAACATCTCTTTTAAGTAATCTCTTAAACGATCAGTTAAATTTTGTTTTTGTTTTTTTAAATTTTGAAGTCTCTTAATTTCTTTATCTATGACATCTATGTCACCTAAAGTTTCACGTCTCCAATTGACAATGTTATCTACTTTGACGTTCATTTCTGCTTTGATAGAATCTAATGTATCTTTTAGTAATGTTGGATCTAATTCATCTTGATTAGACATCTCTTTAAATGCTTCTGATAGCTCATATAGATTAGCCATTAGTTAATCCCCCTCTACCATTTCATGACTAAGTTAATTAGTCTGTCCTGTTCATCTGTGTTCTCTTCAATCCATTCATCTATCGCTTGGTTAAATAAGTCTGATGCCATATCTAAGTCATTCTCATCTACGACATAAGCATGTTTAATTGGTATGTTGTTCATATCTTTAACTTGTATTGATATGCCCATATGACCTTTTAAAATGCATAGCTTAAAATCGAATCCGTTAACATGAATATTTTTGCGTATGATATCGCCTATTTCGTAATACATCTTGACTTCCTCCATTTTTCGTTTTATATTTAACTTGAAATTTTTCTTAAGTGCTTGATACTGTTACTTGTTGTCGCAAGTAGCAGTTTTTTTATTATTTACAAATTCTTCTAAATCTTTTAAAGCTTGTTTATATCCCTTGTCATATGCTACTTGTTCAGAATCTCTTGAATATTTAGGAATTTTTACATTGTCGTATTCACCGTTTAAATAACGATTAATTCTATCTCTCTTCCGATCAGTAATTCTTCTTGAACCATTTCTTAACTTAATAAAATAAGTATCAGAGAAACCTAGCAAATATCCTATTTCTCTCACCGTTAAATCTTTTTCTTTCCTTCTCTTGTCAACTTCTTCCATCAAGTCTTTATCTGACATCTTTTCATTCTCCCTTGTTGTCATAAAAGTATTCCTTATAGAATATGAATGTTGCGATACTTGCGAATCCCGCAATTGACCATGCTGTAGTGAAGTATAGAAACGGCATAAGTACAATTGCTAAGACTGTGAAGCATAGCACTGCTACTAGGTAGCTTTTATATGTGTCGCTCATTTAATATCCTCCTAATACCATTTTTTATGCTTTCTGATCAAATACTCTTCCAATTTAGAAATATTAATCAGAGTGCCTGTTGGTGAATAATCAATGTATAAATTTTCTACACCTAAATTATCTTTGCGGTAATATTTCAACCAGTTGTATACTGTACTTCTACATACTCCAAACAATTGATGGATTTGTGTAGGTGTTGCGTATAACTTTTTCACAAATTTTTCTTCGCCTCTATATGTGTTTTCTGGTGTTGGTGGTACTATGATTTTTGGCATTTCTATCTTTCCTTTCGTGTATAATGTTGTTATTTGCTAATAGTTTGTTCGGCGAACTTCAAAAGGCGACGAGCAGATTCAGTAGAATTTTCAGCATCTTTCGGTATGGTTAAAGATTTGTTGTTTAGATAGTCACTCAACGCCCTGCTACTAATCACAGGTTTTCTAGTGTGCTTCTCAATCTTCCAAACCTTCCACGTCACAACTGCCATTGTGATGAGGAGGGTTGTTTTATACAATTTGTTCACTGTGAATCCTCCTTAAAAAACAAACTTCTAAATCCTGATTTTTCATATCTACCGGGTCTGCCTTTTTCACTCTTTGCATAATGCTCTATGTTTATGTCGTAACCACCTTCGTAATTTCCGTTTCTAGTTACCCATAAAAATTTAACTACTCGTTTGCTCTTCAGCTCTCCACCTTTATAAATGACTAATGGAACGCTGTTTTCATCTTTCACTTTGATGACAATTAGATCTTTGTGTCTGATATTTTTGTTGAACTTTTTTAAAATCTCCCTCATCTCATGAATTTTTTTCAATATTAATTTCATTACTTTTTGAATGTTCATTTGTTATATCTCCTTTCGTGTATAATGTTGTTATCAACCTAAGGAGGTGATATTGGTGTATATTGATCCTTTAAAAAATGTTCGTTTATCTATTAATAACGCAATTAATAATGTTGAAATTTCTAGAAGCATGGCAATTAAACAGTCTTTAAAACTTAAGTACCAATTAGATATAATTAATAAAAATAACTTAAATTTATTTTCTAACTTCAAAGTAGACTTTCATCTAAACAACTTAATTGAAATGAATTTTAATTTGCGTAATTCTTTTTCTTCTCTAACATTTCAAAGAAATTTATTTTCTGAAGATGCGATAAAATCTTTTAAGGAACTCTATAGGTTTGATGATGAGATAGTGCTTCAAGCACAACAGACCATTAGAGATTTTTATATCAATCCAACTGCTATCTCTACTTTGGCTGAAGCCATCAATTCGACCTATCCAATAAATGAGCAAGGTACCTATAAAAGAAACGATAAATTTGTCAATCGTATCAAAAATGATTTTCCACATCCTTTCAAACAGTTAATAAGATGGTCTAATGGCATTGCGGCGGGTGCTGACATTCAAATCTTTGTAACAAACTATATAAACGAGAACGATTTACATATTCAAAATTCATTGATAGTTGCTATAGTTTGTTTATTAAGTTTTTTATCGACCTATTGTTCACATTCTAAAAAGTAATAATAAGGTCTAATTTAGTTAACCTTCTTTAACAACTCTGCAACTGCTCGCAACAGTTCAGGGTTGTTGTTTCTTTCTAAACAGTAACTAGCATGCTTTAGTAATTTGAGTTTTAATTTATTTCTTTCTTTCGCAATTCTAAATTTTTGTAACATTTGTTGTTCCTCCTATTAAGATGTTTGTTCGATTGTTGGCAGATTATGGTTATTAATCCTCTGGTTCAGGCACTAAATCAAAGTGTTTTTCAATCTCTTGCGCCGCCCATTTCATAACCTCTTCTAAGTGTTGTTCTCTACTGACTTCTATAGTTTCGATTTTGCCTGCTTCTTCGATCGTGTGTGTATATGTTTCTGACGTATTGCTAATCTCCATATTCAAAATGTAATGAATGTATGCGAGTAATTCTCTTTGTTCTTGTTCCATCTCTGATTCTCCTTTAAATTTCAAACTGGCTAATATCTACACCGTATTTAATTGCCATACTCTTAATCACTGAAATGTAAATCTCAATCAATCTAGGTTCATCCGTAATCACATCTAATTTTGACAACTTGTTAATCTGTGTCTTCGTCGCACCATTCGCTAGCATTTTGCCTTTGCGATTCTGCATACGGATTTTTAAATTACAACGTCCTTTTTCTTCTAATACTTTGTAAGCTTCAGACTTAACTTTTTGGTGCATAGCTCCGCCACCTAAATGTTGCGCAATCGCAGATAACATTTTGTTTGTATCATTGCGCCAGTTTTTTGTTTCGATACCGACAATGTGACGAATACCTGTGATTTCTTGTTGCATTTGTTGGTTAAACTGTTCTTGGTCTTTTTGCGCTTTGAACATCATCTCTAATGCTTGCATTGGTGTTTGTGGTACATAAAGTTTTGCTTGTTGTTTAATGTGTTCATCCATTTTATGGAATGCGTCAACATAAGTTGCTGTGAACAAAATCCCTTTACTGCCTGTCATCTTGTTTGCTACTATGTCGCATCCTTTTTTGGTTAGTAGGTAGTGTTTAGTCTGACGATTATTTGCGCCTAAATAAGTTGATTCTATGAAGTAATCGTCAGGGCTCAACTTTGAGCTTTGCAAAATTACACTTCTATAATTTTCAACATCTCTAATTAAATTTTTATGTTCCTTGCCTACCATTTCCGCAACTTCTCTACTATCTACGTAATGTGTGTCGTTCTGTTCTATTATTTGTAATGCTTGCATAATGTTTATGCTCCTTTCGTGTATAATTTTGTTATCTCCTAATGGAAGGAGGTGGTATTATGAAAAACTACTATCATCTTTTGTCTTTCGATGATGATTTAGCTAATGAATCTGCTAATAACCTTCTCAAAGATGGTTGGGAGCTTGTTCACGTTGGGACAAAATTGACTCGGATTTTGGATAACGGACAAGCTTATTACAATACTGAATATGTTCTTGGTGGAACTAAGGAACAGTATGAAAAATACATTGCTGATTCTGAAAAAGCTGACAAGGATTTATTTAGCCAATTTCAACTTAGCGACGATGATTAGCTAAGTAATGTTGTTCTCTATCAATTAGGTAGAGAACTTCATTTATTTCAGCGTATGAAAGTTTAGTATTTTTAATTTCTGCGTTTAAGTTATCTTTTAATAACTTTTGCTCTTTGTTAAGTAAATTATTACCTGTTTCAATGCTATGAAGTTGCGGATTTACTACTCTTTTTATTTCTTGCATTTGTTGCGCCTCCTTATTATTCGAAATCTTCAATTGACAAGGTTTCAATTCGTTTTTGGTAACGATATAAATAAAAGTTCTTCAACATGTCATACATTCTGCTAGCTTCATCGTATTCACTCTCTTTTAAATCAGAATTAAGCGTTACACCAAAAGCTGATAATGTAAGTTTTCTAATGTGGTCATGAATTTCACTAGCGTATGCTTTGTAATTTTCATAACATCCTATTCCGTGTTGATATTTCTTTAAAGATAATGGATGTCCTAAGCCGAGATTGTCAGCACCTCTTAAACGTTCTGTATAAGCAAACTTTTTATTAATTTCATCAAAATCCTTATGACTGATTCTTACTTTATTGAAAATTGCACCTGAACTGATTGGTTTCTTGCCATTTATAGCTTCTCTAACTTCTTTCGCTATAATTTCCTTCAACTCTTCTTTGGTTAATGTGATTTGTTCCATGATGTCCTCCACTTTCTAGTTCATCAAACGTGAACTTTTTCTTTAAAAAAATATAAATGTATTTTTTCTACCGGTATACCTAGCAATTGTATAGCTTTCCATATTTCGCTATCTTTCCACCCAACTTTTCCGTTGAGTTTTAAGGATAAGCTTCTCTCGGACAACTTCATAGCAATAGCGAAATTGTACTGAGTGCCATACTTTTCAACTATCTTACCACTCAAACGCGAGTAGTCGTAACACATAAAAAACACCTCCTTTGAAGTTCATGTATCGTGAACTTAACTATACTTTACACCTTGTTTTGAATTAAGTCAACACAAAAATTCATGTTTTATGAACTTTTTTATTGAATTTTTGTTCAACAAGGTTTATTATAAAGTTATCAAACGGAGGTGCACTAAATGAGAGAAAAAGTTTCAAACAGACTAAAACACATCATGAAAATAAGAAATTTAAAACAAGTAGATATCATTAATAAATCGAAACCTTATCAAAAGCAACTAGGTATATCTTTAAGTAAAAGTACTTTGTCTCAATATATTAACGATGTACAATCTCCTGACCAAGATAGAATTTACCTACTTTCTAAAACTTTAAATGTCGGTGAAGCCTGGCTTATGGGATATGATGTAAATTCTTATCGCGTACCCGATGAAGAACGCCAAGAGGAAACTGTGATGTCAAAAATTAATAACATATCATCTCAGCTCACGCCTCCAAGACAAAGCAATGTACTCAACTACGCGAATAGTCAGTTAGATGAACAAAATAAAGTCACTTCTATAGATGAATATAAAGAATCTAAGTTAGTGTCGTATATTGCGTGTGGCGCAACTGGTGCTGGTATCGGAGAAGAATTGTACGATGATATATTACACGAAGAAGTATTTTTCAAAGAAGACGAAACGCCATCAAATGCTGATTTTTGTATTTTAGTTAATGGTGATTCAATGGAACCTATGTTAAAACAAGGAACATACGCTTTTATTAAGAAAGAAGATTCTATTAAAGATGGTACAATTGCACTCGTTGTATTAGATGGAGTAAGTCTTATCAAGCGTGTAGATATATGCGAAGACTATATTAATTTGGTATCTCTAAATCCGAAGTATGATGATATCAAAGTCGCTTCGTTTAGTAATATTAAAGTAATGGGCAAAGTTGTATTGTGATTAATAGCGCCTATATGGCACTTTAATATAAAAGACGTCTATTTCAGCAGTGTTTAAAAGGAGTTTATAATGAAAATAACTAATTGCAAAATAAAAAAAGAAACTATAGTATATGAAGTTTTAACTAGTGGTAATCAACCATTCACTTATGAGTTACCTAAAGATTTATCGTCACATAATGCGCGTAAATACTTGGAATTTATTTCACAAAAAATAGATGGAGATAAGTTAACCAAAGAAGATTCATTATGATTTTACTAAATAAAAAAACGCCTACTAGTGTAGACGTTGAATGGTGGTGAGAATTTTATGGTAGATAAAAACAAAAAACAAGAAACTACTCGTAGTAACCCATTAAACAAAAGTTTTGAAAAGTCAGGCGCCAGCGAAAAATTAAAAAGCACTTTATCAGAAAAAGCTAAGAAAAAAGATTAGTATTCATTCATTAAATATAAATCCAATTTAATTTGTTGTTTAAGGTCTACAAGCGTATGTTTAATATACAATTCATCGTTTGACGGTAAATCAGATACTTTGAAATCTTGTCGCTCAACTTCTAGTAAATCGAAATCGCTACCAGCTGAATTATAGGTTTTAAGTTCACCCTCTTCAATGATTCTGTTTTCAAAGTCTTTTATAACTATAAATACTGGTTTACCGTTGTTATTAAACAACTTGTCTCTTTTGTCTAATAAGCTTATACAATCCAATTTCATAAACTTTCTGGTTATATTAATTAACCAGATAATAAATTTAACAATTAAAGGATTAAATACAAACACTGTTAAAACAAAAATAAATAGAAACAAAATATTTGCTTTTAGACCTGTAAGCAACTGAATTAAATTCAAATTTTTTAAATCAACATTATTAAAAATTATAAAACTATAAAACCATATCAAACATGTTTCAATAGAAAAAATCAATAATACAGGAGTATTGATAACCTTGTTTTTTTCACTAACTAAACCTATCATTGTTAGATATTTATATGGTATGTAACCTAAAACTCCTGTAAGAAGAAGCGCCCCTAGAAATTGAGTCATCTTATCACCTACTTTTTATTTTATTATAACATATTTAGTACCTAGTACTAAATTTTGGGTAGCCCACCTACCCTTATTATTTTTTACAAATTTACAGAACGTACGTTCCTACAGGAGGTATAAACATGTGGATTGAAAAATTTAAAAACAAAAATAACGAAACTAAATACAGATATTACGAGAAGTACAAAGATCCATACACAGATAAATGGAAGCGCGTAAGTGTTGTGTTGAACAAGAATACAAAACAATCTCAAAAAGAAGCAATGTTTCGTTTAGAAGAAAAAATAAAAGAAAAACTGAACAACAAGTCGTCAAGCGAATTAAAAACTTTGACTTTTCACGCGCTATTAGATGAATGGCTTGAATATCATATAAAAACATCAGGTTCAAAGTTGACTACTCTTAATAATATAAAAATAAGAATTAGAAACATTAAACGATACAGCTCTGAGAACTTGCTTTTAAACAAACTAGATACAAAATATATGCAGATATTTATTAATAAATTATCAGATATCTATTCTCAAAATCAAGTAACCCGTCAACTCGGAGATATGAAAGGAGCTATTAAATATGCAGTTAAATTTTACAATTATCCAAATGAATATTTGTTAACTAATGTCAAAATTCCTAAAAGAAGAAAAACAATAGAGGATATCGAAAAAGATGAATCTAAAATGTACAACTATTTAGAAATGAACCAAGTCCTACAGATACGTGATCATATACTAAATGATAATAAGTTACACAAGCGAAATCGCATTTTAATTGCCAGCATCTTAGAAGTACAGGCTTTAACTGGTATGCGCATAGGAGAACTACAAGCACTGCAGGAAAAAGATATAGATTTATTAAACAAAACTATTAATATAACAGGTACAATTCACCGCATTAAATACGAGGAAGGATTCGGATACAAAGACACTACAAAGACTATAAGTTCAAAAAGAAGTATCAGCATCAATTCTAGAACCGTAGAAATTTTTAAAAAGATAATACTGGAAAACAAAATGTTGAAAAGATGGAATTCGAGCTATGTTGACAGAGGGTTCATATTCACAACAAAAAAAGGGAATCCTTTATGTAATAATCAAATCGCCGGTGTGCTTAAGAAAACTACAAAAGCTTTAAATATGAATAAGAAAGTTACCACGCACACATTTAGACATACACACATAACTTTATTAGTAGAAATGAATGTTTCTTTAAAAGCAATTATGAAAAGGGTAGGACATGTAGATGAAAAAACAACCATTCGCATATATACTCATGTAACTGAAAAAATGGATAGAGAACTAACTCAAAAACTCGAAAACATTCCAAGTTAGCTTAAATCTGCCCTTTTTTTGCCCTTATATTTTTTTACAAGCTTTATAAAACGCTTGAGAACACTGGCGTTAAAGCTTTTCTTGAAATAAACATATCATCATAATGTGATGGTTCAAATATCATTTGTACAATCAAAGGCTTCATGTTCTTAACAATATCATCTAAATGGTTATCTAAAATTGGTGACACTGCTTTTAAATCATTAAGAAAAGGCTCCCATTTGCCTAAAGTATTATCTAATTCTTCTAATTTAGTTTTAATATAATTACAAGTTACATTAGGAATCAGGGACAAAAATTCTTTCTTTTTTACATTTAACATTTCAATTGCATGTCTTAAATTCTTACGTATTTTGGGAATTGTATTAATCAAATATTTTATTACATCGACAATTTTCGATGCATATTCATCATATATACCTTGAACATAGTCTGCTATTTTTTTAATACCATCATCGATATGGTCTTTTAATATTTTCATTTTTCTTCCTAAATAATTAGAAGGTATAACTAGACCCTGTACCATATTTTCGCCGCTACAATTAATTTGAAAATTTCCATCTAAAATTGTTGCATCTTGTTGTTTCATAATACTTCTAATATCTGCAATTTGCCTACCATAAATATCATTTTGATTTTTTATTTGGTCTATATTCTGTTTCACTACTTTCAAATGTTTCATCATTTCTTCAGATACTCCATCTCTGAAGTCGTGATCTATATTTTTGAAAATTTCTAAAATTTCATTATCTATACTATCATACACTTTTTCTATAAAAGATTTTATACCTTTAAACAACTCATTAATTCTTTCTTTTAATGCATCCAATGCAAAATCAGGTAATAAGTGTTTAACAGCACTAATACTTTCTATTGTTTCATCTGCAACTTCTTCAAGTGAGTTTATTTTACTAATTAAAGTTCTTTCCATTTCTTCTAACTGAAATAAGTTAATCTTATCCTTAAATCCTTCTGATAATTGTTTCTTTCTATCTGCAAAATTTTTATTTTCATTTTCTGAGATGTTAAAACTTTCATTTAAAAAGATTACGCATTCTGCTAACATACCACTTGTTTCACCAGTAATCAGTTTACTCAACGCATCAAGATTTTCTAAATTAAGTTTAATTAAAGTTCCTCTTCCAGAACGTGCAATCGAATCTCCTGTCCAAACATTTATTGGAATTCGCCCATCCATATCTAATGTTATGTTAATAGTCTTTTTTACTTTTTTCCATTTTTAATTTCTGTATCTTTTACCGACTTTATTTTGATTAGTGGTACAGTATCGTATGTGTTATCTTTTCTATTTAACTTCCTTTTATAACCTACATGGCTGTCTATTAAAGTATCTAACCTGGGCACACCATCATTAATGTTAACGCGTTTTCCTGGCATATCTTTGATGAATGGATCTTGTAACCATGTTAATAAATCGTTGGTACTATTAAAACTAATCATATTATCAAAGCGTGGTCTAGCAAATTTCTGCCAAGCAGCATAAGGAATCATTGCTGAGTCAGTAGCAACAACTTTTTCATTCGGATGTTTCGCTCCTTGATATTTTGCTCCTGCACCGCCTTCCGAATTACCGCCATCCGCCACAATGGTTTTGTTTTTGAAGTTACTTGATTCCATTCTATATTTTTTTAAAAAATCACTATTTGATAATCTATCTGCATCTTCTAACTTTATTTTATATTGATTTGATAATTGATCTGTTTGCTTTAAATAATCTGTGCTTTCATTATCATTATTCATTAATTTAGCATTTTGGAGCCAATCATCTCCAAACCCCGATGATTTTAATGGATTATTTGGATTAATTGCCTCATTAGATGTTCCTTGATAAATTATTGTCTGTTGACCAGTTGGTTTACTTTTATCATCTAATAACTCATATATTTTAATATCAGCAGCACCATTCAAATTACTATTCTTATCATCATTATAACTGTCTACTTGTTTAAACCTTTTTCCATTAACTTTAAATTCTTTTTTTATATCAATATTTTGATAAACCCAGTAACTACTTAATTCTGTTAAATCCCTATCATTAATTTTATTCATCTTTACTGTGCACCCCAT